AACGGCGGCGCAATTGAGAGGGCCGACGAATGTTCAGGCAATTGGCCGGCTTCGTGTTGGCGTTGACCCGGCAAGGTTTGGTGACGACAAGTTTTCGGTGACGATTCGACGCGGGCGCTTAGTTGTCATGCAGAAAGAGGCGCAGAACCTGGACAGCTTCACGGGCGCGGCATTCGTGAGGGACTGCATCGCACCCTATGGCGAGAGACCGGAGCAGATAGCGGTAGACGAGATCGGCATCGGGGCTGGCGTGGTGGACGTGCTAACCAGAATGCCCGAGTTCGCCGGCATCGTGGTTGGCGTCAATGTGGCTAATCGGATGGATGGGCAAGTAGCCAAGGACGCGACGTTTTCAGTAGCCGGTGCGCAGGATGTGGCGACCATCTACTACAACCTTCGCGGCTGGATGTACGGCGAGCTACGGGAATGGCTGAAAGTCGGATCGATACCGGGTGACAACGAGTTGAAAGCCGAGTTGACCGCAGTTCGATACACGTATCGCGGCGGTTCATTGTTATTAGAGAGCAAAGACGACATGAAGAAGCGTGGCATCAAGTCACCTAACCGGGCTGACTCGCTGGCGCTGACGTTCGCGCGTCCTGGTTCGAGCGAGACGACGCTAGGACATGACATTTTCCATGACAGATCAATGCAAACCGGGCGCATTCCGGCTTCAAGGGCGGGCTACTGATGGATGAGTTCAAGAAAGCCTGGGCGACCGGCAACTTCACACAAAAGCAAGGCGTGAACCCGTTGGATGGCCTGGGCGCTAACCTAATGTCGGAGTTCATCGAAGCGCAATTGCTGCGTAAGGACACCGAAGAGCGTTGGCTGACCGATTTGCGCCAGTACAAGGGCCAATACGAGCCAAGCGAAGAGGCGTTGATGCAGGGTTCCAAGGCTTTTGCTCGCAAGACCCGCGTCAAGGTCAAGTCGGTGAATGCCAGATTGATGGATATGCTGTTTCCTGCCAGCAAAGAGCGCAACTACGACATCAGTTCGACGCCGGAGCCAGTTATCCCTGCATCGAGGCGCAGAGAGGCGATTGCCCTACTGACTCAAGCCAAGGGTGGCGAAGCGCCGACACGGGACGAGATCAAGAAGTTCGTGAAAGAGATCGCCGACGACGCCGCGAGCAAGATGGCGACACGGATTGACGACCAGTTGACGGAAACCAAGTACCGGGCAGAGTGCAAGGCCGTGATGCACAGCGGACACCTGTTCGGGACTGGCATCCTCAAGGGGCCATTGGTCGAACGGAAGGTGCGCAGTTCGTATAAGTGGATTGGGAACAGCTTCAAACAGACAACGCGGACGTATGCCGTCCCGTTTGTGGCTCAAGTGCCGATTTGGCGCTACTACCCAGACATGACGGTGACGGAACACAACGAATGCCGCTATGAATGGGAGCATCACCGCCTAAGCCGCGCGACATTGGCCGGCATGGCAGATCGCAAGTCGTTCAACCGTGAGGCAATCCTGTCGTATATCGACGGAAACCCGGACGGCAGCATCAAACAGATGACCTACGAGCAGGACTTGCGGGCAATTGGAAGCCAGCAACGGCTACTGTCGAACGCAAAGACCGGGCAATACGACGTTTACGAGCGTTGGGGCTGGGTAAAGGCAGAGGATTTGCTGGCGTGTGGCGTTTGTGTGCCGCAAGACCGTATGCAAGAGATGTTTTACAGCAATGTCTGGCTGCTTCCAGATGGTCAAGTGATTAAAGCCGTTCTATCGCCGATTGATGGCGTGCAAAGCCCGTATCACCTGTACTACCTGGACAAAGACGAGACGAGTATTTGGGGTGACGGCTTCTCTTCAATCATGAGAGATGACCAAAGCCTGATTAATTCCGGTCTGCGGATGATGGTCGATAACGCGGCAGTCTGCGCGGGGCCGCAATTCGAGGCTTTTGTACCGGCATTCCCTATTGGCACCAACTTTACCGACATTCACCCGCTGAAAGTGTGGCCGAGGTCTGGCGGTGACTTCCAATACCCGGCATTGCGGGCGCTGAACTTCGACTCGCACACGCCGGAGTTGATGGCACTGGTGAAGATGTTCGATGAACAGGCCGACGAGACGACGGCAGTTCCAAAGTTCACCTATGGCGACGGGCCGGATGGCGGCGCAGGTAAGACGATGGGCGGGTTGTCCATGTTGTTAGGTCAAGCCAACATCACTTTGAAGGATTTGGTGATCAATTGGGACGAAGGCATCACCAAGCCGTTCATTGCTGGACTGTATCACTGGAATATGCAGTTTTCTAAGGACGAAAGCATAAAGGGTGACTATGACGTAAGCGCGACTGGCGCGGCTTCATTGGTTGCGAAGGAGGTTCGCGCCAATACCCTGTCCCAGTTCTCCGCGACATTGCAGCCTGAAGAACGTCCATTCGTTAAGTGGGAGTCGTTGGTACGTCAGAAAGCCCTGGTTCAAGAGCTTGAAGACCTGACCAAGACGCAACAAGAGGTCGATGACGAGCAGAAGACGCCTGAATTCCAGATGCAGCAGAAGATGCAGCAGATGCAACAGGAATTGGCGATCAAGGGCATGGAAGCTGAACTAGGCAAGCTGCAAGCCACGATTACCCACTTGACGGCGCAGGCCGAGAAGGTAGGCGCAGAGACCGAGCGGATCATGGCCGAGACCATTGATACCAAGGTGAAGGCGGCTTACTCCGCGATGCAAGCGGCTGGCGTGATTGCCACGAATCCGACGATTGCGCCGATTGGTGACGCACTGATGAACGATGCAGGATGGGTAGGCAAAGCAGAGAAAGACGCATTGCAGGCCCAGCAAGAGCAGCAAGCCATGCTTGACGAGCAAGAAATGGCGCAGCAGCAAGCCATGCAAGACGAAGAGCCACCGGCAGAGATAGACGACATGACTCCGGATATGCTTTCACCATTGGAACCTGAGTCACCGGCAACGGGGCAAGAGGCTGGAATTGAAACGGAGGCTGTACCGCTATGACTGACGAAGACAAAGAATTCAGTGCTGCATTCAACGGCAATGAAGCAAAGCCGGCTGAATCTACGCAAGATGAAATGAAACCTGCCGAAGACGCCAAGGAAGAAGGTTACACCGAGGCATTTGGACGCATGACCGAGGACAAGTAATGAAGCAGTTTCTTGATCATGACGGACTGAACAAGCGGCTGGCGATGGCCCATACCGAGATGCATGACACATTGAGCACTGAACAGTTGCGTGTTGTGGGTGTGTGGCTTGAAAGCCTGGGTGACTTGCAGATTGCAAACATCCTTGACCGCAAGCTATCGGATATTCAGGAAGACAAGACGCGCGCTGAACTGTTTTGCGAGTTGATGAATGCGGTTTCTTCTCGAAGATCAACAGGGCATATTTTCTAGCCCTAAAAAATCCCGGCCATGCCGGATAAATTGACCCGCTTCGGCGGGTTTTTTGTTTTCTGGCCTAACGAACGAGGGAAGCCAACATGAAGAAGATGAACGACCAAGAGCAGGAATACTCGAACGCCTTCAATGGCAAAGAGGCTGCGCCGATGGAAGCGCCTACTGATGCGCCGATGGAAGCGCCGGCTATGGAAGGTGCTACCACTCCGACCGATACCGAACCTGCTTCGCCGATGGAAGAACCCAAGGTAGAAGAAATGGCAGAGCCGATTGCAACCGATGCAATGGCCGAAGACGCAACTGAACCCGCTGTCGCTGCTGATGAAGGCATGGAAATGCCGGCTGAAGAATCGGTTTCGATGGATGAAGGCAAGTCACCGGAAGACATTCAGCGCGAGAAGTCATGGGAAGGCCGTTTACGCAAGCGCGAGGAAGAGCTTGCAGCGCGTGAAGCCGGTATGACAGAGGCACCGAAAGCCGCTGGAGCATCCGAAGCTCTCGCTAAGTTGTCTGAACAATTCGGCCCTGAATTCGCTGATCTTGTTGTTCAGGTCATCAAGGAAGTCGCTGGCGAGCCTAAAGGCACGGGCGATATGGACTCCCTGCGCGAAGAAGTCGGCGAGGTCATCTCTGATCTCAAGTTCGCCATGCACAAGCGCGACATTCTCGCCGCCAAGGCTGACGCCTACGAAATCGGCGAGACGCCGGAGTTTCAATCGTGGTGCTCCAGTCAGGACGACGCCGAGGAATGTAAGCGGATTGTCGAGGGTGGCACATCGACCGAGGTTATCGAACTCATGACCCGCTACGAAGAAAGCCTGAAAGACGGCGGCGACAGCATGGATTCGGCGACTGCGGTACGTGGTTCTGCCCCTATCAGCCTACCTAACAAACCGGGCGCTAACGCTGACGATGAGTACAGCGCCGCCTGGAATGCACTGTAAAGAATAAGCCGAAAGGCTTGTAGCACCGAGACGCGGCGGTTTCCGCGTCAAGTAACACCGCTTCGCCAGTTTGGGACGCACTCAAGACCGCGCTTCTTCCGGCAATACCAGGACATGCGAAAGCACCCTGGGCATGGATCGCATACGGAACTGTGAGACTGCTTCTCTTCGGATAGAGCGGCAAAAACATCTGCCATTCACATTTGAGAGGTAACAATCATGCCTAATGCATACGGGAGCATTACTCCCACCCAAGCCGCGTTTTCTGCCAAAACCCTGTTGGAGCGCGCAATTCCGATGATGGTCCTGGAGCAGTTCGGTCAACTGAAGCCGTTGCCCGCTAACAACACCAAGACCATCAATTTCCGTCGTCACAAGCTGGCGATTCCTACTTCTGCTACCTTGGCCGGTTTCATTCTCGGTGAAGGTGTTTCCCCTTCGGAGCAAATCCCGACGATGGAAAACTACGACCTGACGCTGACCCAGTACGGCGCAGTCGTTGGCGTTACCGATGTCGTGGACGACACCCACATTGACGATGTGCTCACTGAGTACATGGGCATCCTGGGCGAGCACGCGGGTCAGGTTATCGAACTGATGCGTTGGGAAGCCATCCGCACCGATTCGAGCGTCAACGTCATCTTTGCCGGTTCGCTGGCAAGCGCGGCGATTGATACTGACGCTGAAGTCCTTACCGGCTTGACCAAGGTTGAGTTGCGCGCCGCGCTTCGCTCGATCAAGGCATGGCACGGCAAGCCCATCACCAAACTGGTGAAGTCCGATGTTCGTTACGGTACTCAATCTTGCGAGCCGTCTTACATCGCCGTTATCAACTCCGACCTGGAGGCGACTGTCCGCGAAGCATTGGGCACCGCCTTTACCCCGGTGGCTGACTACGGTTCCGGTTCGAGCGTGTTGCAGGGTGAGTTCGGTAACTTCGAGAACATCCGCTTCATTTCTTCTTCGATGCTTGGCAAGCGTGCAAATGCCGGCGCTGTTGTCGGAACTGCCGTAAACCTGCTGTCCGATGGCGGCGTCACAGTCAATCTGTACGACGTGTGCGTCTTTGCCGCTGATGCCTGGGTTAGCGTTGCGCTCAAGGGTGAGCATGCTGTCACCCCGTCTATGGTTCGCGCTACCGCGTCGGATTCCGACCCGTTGGCTCAGCGCTCCAAGGCTGGTTACAAGACCATGCAGAACGCCAAGGTCGTGCAAACCGCGCACATCAAGAAGATTGTTTGCGGCGCACTGAAGAACGTCTAACCAGTTTGGTTAGCGAGTAGTAATCAAGGCCCGCTGTCTCACGATGGCGGGCTTTTTCATTTTCAGGAGAAATCAATATGGCTTTGACCACAAACACCCAAACCAATGCGGGCGGCGTATCCAACCGCGCTATCGGCAAGATCGTTTCCGATGGCGGCGCTGCTGCTGCTGTAACACTTACACTGGGTTTCGCCCCGCGTAAGTTCGTTATCCACAATCTGACCGACCGTATCTCCGATGAATGGTTTGAGGGCATGGCATCTGCCAGTTCCTTGCATTCAGTCGCGGCTGGTACTCGCACGCTGGAAACCACCAACGGCATCGCGGTTGACGGTCTTAACGTCACCATGACCGCCGTTACGATGGTCGCCAGCAAAACCTTTGCCTGGGAAGCTATCGGTTAATCCCGAAGCAACCTAAGCAACCCAAGAAACCCGCCCTTTGTGGCGGGTTTTTTCATTTCCAGGAGATGTAAAGACATGGCTAAAGAAAAAG